CGAATATTTATTATTGATTATTAAATTTTCGATTACGCCTCTTGTACATGAGGTAGTTTAAACATGTACTGATTTTTAGTTTAAATAACTATACCTTTATAACAAACTATGCAATACAATTTACAAGTAAACGAGTTTGTTGATGCGAAACAAAATTCTCAAACAGTCGCCACTGTTGAGAGAAATATTATTACTGAATCCATTTATATGGATTATATGAACAATAATTTTCCTTACTTTCATTTAGCCCAAAAATTAAATGGATTAGTGAATGATAAGGATCTTGCTGATGGATATATATTAGCAAGATTATTAACTGACATTTATTCTAGTAATTCCGTAACTGGATATATTACTTCAGCTCTCGATTTTTTCGAGAGAATTGTTGGAACTAGAGATTTTGTCAGAACTATTAAAGATTACATAATATTTTTATTAACCTTAATTGTCGAATTGAAAAATAATATACTTAAATGTATTACAAATAATCGACGAATTAGAGAACTGTGGGAAGGATTTTTCACAGGCGACGAGTATAAGTGGCTTACTGCCGCTAAACGAGGAACAATGTGTACCTTGAGTGCAATTAAACGAACTATTAAAACTGAATCAGTTAAAATGGGTTTACGTAATGTAAAATCCCGTATGGCTGTCATTATGAGTTCGGAATTAGTCACTTCATTAAGGAATTTTGTTTTATCGTTAGTTGGTTACAATTTGTTTTCAGATAATGTTTCTGATAAACTTATTAGACATGTTGGACCAGCTAGACCTACTTCACTTATTGGATTAGTAGATGTTTCTATTGAAGCATTAATTAATATGTTGAATTTATCCGATCAAGTTGTAGCAGGTGATGGATTTTCTGAAATTTTTGGGAGTAATGACCCAGTTCAGAAATTTTGTGATTTAGCTTTCGAGCTAGATCTTACTAAGGATATGACATATCCTGGTTTACCAGTCCCTACAAAGATTTGTCGACGCGAATATTTAGCTCGCGCTAGACGATGTGTAATGGATGGTGAACAATTAATTAAAAATATTCCTAAAGGATCAACTTCAAGAAGAATTGTTGAGATTAACTTGAAGAAAGTTAC